CAATGGCGGCGGCGGCGGAAATCGGCGAAGCCTCCATCGCCACGGCAGACGTAGGGCGGGATTTCACATCCCGCCGCCGGCACCCAGGGTATCGGGCGGCCACGGGGGGCCGCCCCTACGAACCCTCGAACCCTCGAACCCTTGACCCCTCGACCCCTTCTTTCATCGAAGCCCAGTGGGGACCGGGAACACCCTTCAAATACGCCCTGGAATACTTTCAGGCCCGTGCATTCACCATCTCCGGGATCACCCATGCGGACATCCTGAATACGGTCAAAAAGGAAATTGAAAAGGCCATCGAAGAAGGGATGACCATGAAGGATTTCACGGCCGCCGTGGACAGGATCTTCGAGCGGCACGGGTGGGACAAGCTCGCACCCTACCGGATCGAGACGATCTTTCGGACCAACCTGCAGGCGGCTTACCAGGCCGGGCGGCTGCGGCAGATGACGAACCCTGCCGTTGCCGCCGCCCGGCCGTACTGGCGGTACGTGGCGGTGATGGATCCGTCCACCCGCCCCGAGCACGCGGCCCTGCACGGCAAGGTGTTCCGAAACGATCATCCCTTCTGGGACACCTGGTATCCGCCCAATGGCTACAACTGCCGGTGCACGGTGCAGACCCTGTCGCGCCGGGAGATGGAACGGAGAGGCTATACAGAAGAAACCGCGGATCCCACGGGAGTGCTGATTGAGCCGGAAGACCCGGTGACCGGGGAAAAACTCCCGGCCCGGCCGCTGATGCCGGATCCGGGATGGGACAAGCCGCTGGATCTCGACGGGCTTTTGAAGCAGCGGTTGGGGGCGCTCTATGACTGAAAATAAAAGGGGTCAAGGGGCCGAGGGTTCCAGGGTCCAAGTGGAGGAAGCTCCGTGGCCGGCGTAGAGATCAAGGTTGATACCTCAGACCTGGAAAAGCTGTTGTCCGGTCTGCTCAAGCGGATGGACGATTTATCCGGGCCGATGGCGGTGCTGGGGGAAACGGTCCTGGCGTCGATCCAGGAGAATTTCGAGGCGGGCGGGCGGCCCACGGCCTGGGAGCCCCTGGCCCCGTCCACCATCGAAGAGCGGACCCGCAAGGACAAGTGGCCGGGGCGGATCCTGGTGCGCACCGGCGGGCTGACGGGCTCGATTTCGTATGAGGCGTTTTCCGACAAGGCGGTGGTCTCGGCCAACAAGGTTTATGCCGCCATCCATCACTTCGGCGGGAAGGCGGGACGGGGCCGTAAAACCACCATCCCGGCCCGGCCCTTCATGATGATCCAGGACGAGGACCTGGCCGAGATGCAGGAAGCGATCAAAGACTACATTCTGGAGGCACGGACATGATTTTCAAAGGCTTTGACGACTGGATCGAGATCTTTAAGGGCGGAAAGCAGATCGACTCCCAGGGAAAAGAACACGACGGGGATGCGCTGATCGAAACGGCGCTTGAAACCTTCGACCCGGACACCCACGAGCCGCCGCTCACCGTGGGGCACCCGGCGGACAACGCCCCGGCATTCGGGTGGGTGGCCGGCCTCAAAAAGGCGGTCAAGGACGGTGTTCCCGTGCTCCTGGCCAAATTCCGCCAGGTGGTGCCGGAGTTCGCCGCCGCGGTGAAAGACGGCCTTTACAAGAAACGATCCGCCAGCTTTTACCCGGACGGCCGGCTGCGCCACGTGGGATTTTTGGGCGCGGCCCCACCGGCGGTAAAGGCCCTGGCGGATCTGAAGTTCGCCGATGACGATCGGTCCATCCGATTCGATTTTTCCGAATCCTGGGCCTGGGACACCGTGGCCCGGATGTTTCGGCGCCTCCGGGAATATCTCATCGAAAAAGACGGCGCGGAATCGGCGGACAAAGTCATCCCGGAATATTTCATCGACGACCTTGCCGACGCGGGAAAAACGGCGCCCCCCGAAGCCCAACCTGGATTCGGAGAGCATAAACCACAAACTCAAGGGAAAGGAGCAAAGAAGATGGAGTTCAAGGAATTGATCGAATTTTTGAAGTTCTGGAAGGAATCCGGCCCGGCACCCTCTCCGGCCGAACCGGCCCCGGCGGCCACGGCTTCCGATCCGCCCAAAAGCTTTACCGAGGCGGACGTGGAGGCGGCAAGGAAGAAGGCCGCCGAGGAAGCCGCCGAGGCGGAGCGCAAAAAAGTGGAAGCCGAGTTCGCCGAAAAAGCCGCCAAGGCGGCCCGTGAGGCCCGGAAAAAGGAGATCGCCGCCTGGTACGACCAAAAGCTCAAGGCGGGCAAGATCGCGCCTGCCTGGGGCGATGCGGGGCTTTGCGCCTTCATGGAGAGCCTTCCGGCGGAAGCGCCGGTGGAATTTTCCGAAGGCAAGAAAGAGACCCCCTTCGACTGGTTCAAGGGTTTCATCGAGGGGCTTGGCCAGGTGGTGTCGTTCAAGGAGATCGCCGGCCGCAAGACCGATCTTCCGGACGGGGACGCGGCAAAGCGGGACAAGCTGATCACGGAGTTTATGGAAGAAAACAAGGTCTCCTACAAGGAGGCCCTGCTGGAAGTCTCCAAGGCGCACCCCGAGCTCTTCCAGCAGTAAACAAAGAACGTAAAAAACCAAGGAGGATACCATGATCGGACAAACTTCCGGCATCGAAAAGGAAGTCAAATGCGCAGCGGCGATCGCCACGGCGTACACCATCGCCAAGTTCGGCTCCGACGACGACACCCTGGCTGCGGCCACGGCGTCCACGGAGGAGCTCATCGGCGTATTCCAGCACATCACGGCCGCCGCAGGGGACCGGGTGCGGGTGATGCTCACCGGCATTTCCCGGGTCAAGCTGGGTGGGACCGTGACCCGGGGAGGCTGGATCACGTCGGATGCCAACGCCAAGGGCGTGGCCGCCGCACCCGGCGCCGGCGTCAACGCCGCCGTAATCGGAAAGGCCCTGGCCTCCGGCGTGGACGGCGACATCATCCCGGTGCTTCTGGCTCCGGGCCGCATCCAGGGATAACCCATTGAACGGACAAGGAGGAACATCCAATGCCTGAACCCAAAGATCTGCATGTAGACGCGATACTCACCAACCTGAGTGTCAAATACCGGAACGAGGCCATGATCTGGCCCCTTGTGATGCCCGCGGTGAAGGTGAACAAGCGGTCGGATATTTTTTTCAAGTACAACAAAGAAGACAGCTACAAGCTGGTCGACGACACGCTGGGCCCCAAGTCCGATCCAAACGAAGTGGACTGGGGCGTGACCCAGGACAACTACTCGGTGAAGGGCCACGGCCTGGGGGACTGGCTGCCCCAGGAGTCCGTCGACGGCGCGGACAATCCGCTGCAGCCGGAAATCGACACGGTGGAGTTTTTGAACCTGCTCCTGGACATCGCTCAGGAAAAGCGCGTGGCGGACATCGTCTTTGCCGCGGCGAGCTACCCCACGGGCAACAAGGTCCAGCTTTCCGGGGACGCCCAGTGGGGCGGCGCCGCTGATGATCCCGTCCAGGACATCCTGAACGCCGTGGAAGGCTGCTTTTTGCGGGCCAACACCCTGGTCTTCGGCGCCGATGCCTGGAAGAAGTTCCGGGCCCTGCCCGAGGTCCTGGACGCGGTGAAGGGCGCCACACGGTACCAGGAGTCTCCCGGGGGACTGGCCACACTTTCGGAAGTCGCCTCCCTCCTGGAGGTGGACCGGATCCTGGTGGGCCGGGGCCGGTACACCGCCACCAAGGAAGGCCAGACCGCCACCTACGCCCGGTTGTGGGGCAAGCACTGCGCCGCCCTGCACGTGGTGCCGAATCCGGGTGTTAAAAGCATCACCTTCGGGGTGACGTTCGCCGAATCTCTCCGGAAGACCTGGCGGGGATTCGACGGCAAGAAGGGCGAAAAGGGCGCCCATTACTTCAAGGTTTCCTGGAACTCGGACGAAAAAATCATCGCCTCCGACCTGGGATATTTCATCCAGGACGCCGTGGCGTAAAGAAAGGAGGGGCCATGCCCAAATATATCGTCGTTCACACCCCCCTTCGCCACGGCCGAAAAGGGGAAAAAACCTCGGAAACGGTGATGCCCGGCGGCGTCATCGAGCTGTCGGCCAAAGAGGCCGAGGCCGTCGGCGACAATGTCCGGCCAGGAAAAGAAGCACTTTCGGATCCTGGAGAAAAGAAAAAGCCGGAGAAAAAGTAAATGCCGTACTGCACCCAGGAGGACCTGCTGGAGCAGATCTCGGAGGCCGAGCTGATCCAGCTCACCGACGACGCCGGGGCCGGGACCGTGGATGAAACCGTGGTGGACCGGGCCATCGCCGATGCGGACGCGGAGATCGATGCGTATGCCATGACCCGGTACGCAACCCCGCTGTCCCCGGTCCCGGCCATGATCCGGAAGGTCGCCGTGGACATCGCCGTTTATAATCTTTTCGCCCGACGGCGGGGGGCCCCGGAAGACCGGAAAGAACGCTACAAAAACGCGATCCGGTTTTTGGAAGGTCTCGCCAAGGGGTTGATCTCCATCGGCGCGGCGACGCCGGCGGCCTCGGACGACGCGGGTCCGGAGGTCTCCACGGACAAGGCCGACCGGGTCTTCACCCGGGGACGGTTGTCGGACGGCTCGAGCGGGAGCCTGGACAACTATTAACGGGAAACGAAATGAAATCACTGCTGCTGGCGGTCCAGGCGCAACTGCGAACGGATCTGACGTACATCCGGGACGGGGACATCTACATTGCGCCTCACGAAAACTATATCCCGTCCCATGTACGGCCCCCGTGCATCGGGGTCAAGGACGGCCGGATCACCCGCCGGGAGTTGGTCTCCGGGATGTGGGAGGTTCGCGCCCAGGTGATCCTGGCCGTGTACACGATGCTGGCCAAGGAGGAAGCGTCCGTGATCGGGGATGGGGCCACCGGACAAAAGGGGATCCTGGAAATCGCCGAAGACATCCACGCATCACTGGACGAAAACCGCCTGGGCGTGTCCGGCGTATTGTCGGCGTTTTCGCCCCAGGAAACACCGAGCACCCTGTTCGGGACCGAGCCGCCGTTTTTGCAGCAGAAACTCATCACCTACGAGTACGAAACGGAGGAAAAACGGCCATGAAAAAAACCTATCGACTGAAACCCGGCGTGGAAAGCTTCGATGTGGTGGACGGCCCCTTTGCCGGGAGACAGTTCGTGAAAGGGCTTTCCTACACCCAGATCCCGCCGGAGGAAAAACACAAGTTCGAAGAAATTCAGGGCCCGGGAGTGCGGGATGCGCTGAAGAAGGCGGACGTCCCGGCGGCGAAGCCCTCGCCCCGGACCGTCCCCCGGCCGGCGAAGCCTTTAACGAACGAAAAGGAGGATTAAGATGCGATCCTTTCGCGCAACGCAAAACCTGATGGCGGTCTCGGCCGCGGCCAAGGAGACGGCCATCAACACGCCCCAGACCCTGGACCTGTCCCTGCTGGTGGCGATGGAGGACGTGCTCAACATCGAGCAGCGGCGGGAGAACAATGCCGACGAGCTCACCGGCAAGGAAGAGCCCGACACGGTCTATGACCTGGGCGGAATGGCGGCCGGAAATTTCACGTTCAACAAGGCCCAGCCACAGCACTTCGCCTTTCTGCTGGCCTATGCCCTGGGGAGCATTTCCACAGCGGCGGCCGGCACGGGATACCAGCACACCCTCACCCCCATGTCGGGAGACGAGGACGCCGACCGAAGTCTGCCAAGCTTTACGGCGGCCCAGCGCTACGGCCAGACCGTGCTGAAGCGCCGGTTTTCCTCCATGTTCGTGGATTCCTTCACCGCCACGTTCGCCAAAGACGCCTGGGTGAAGCTCACGGCGGCCCTCAAGGGGACCGGGAAGGTGGATTCCAACATCGTGGAGGAAACGGTATCGGCCCTGGACAACGCCACCCAGCTGACCCTGGCGGCCAACGCGGTCCAGGGCGCCGACGCCCAGACCCGGCTGGACAACGTCCAGCGGATCCGAGCCTATTACGACGGGGCCTGGCGGGAAGTGACCTACACGGCGGTCTCGGCGGACACGCCGGCGGTGATCACCATCACCAGCCTGGGCGGCGGCGGTGTACAAAGTATCGATTACAAGGTCCTGTACATCCCCACCGAGGCGGCCTGGGCCACATTTCCCAGCCGGGTGGTAGAGACCCCCCTGCGGGTGGCCCAGATGACCCTGATCATGGGCGGGACCTGGGACGGATCGGCCTTTAACGGGGGCCGGGAGCTGTCCGCGGAGCTGTCTTCCGTGGAGTGGAGCTATCAAAACGGCCTGGAGATCGAATTCGTCCCCGGCGCCGGCGACACGTACGCGGCCCGGTGCTTCCGGCCGGCCCGGTCCCAGACCCTGAAGCTCAACCGGGAATTCCGGGAGAACATCCTGCAGCAGCACATCGCCGACAACGACACCTTCGGGTTTTACGTTCTGGCGGAAGGGGCGGTCTATGACAGCCCCCACAAGTACCAGGTGGAGCTGATCTTTCCCAAGGTGGGGGTGCTGACCTCACCCATTTCCGTGGACGGGAAGCGCCTGGCCGAGGCCGGGGACCTGGCCGTGCTCCAGGACGATACCTACGGGTCGGTGATCGCCAAGGTGAAGAACCTGCAATCCGCCTATGCGGCGTAAATGACGGGTTCGAAGAATGGAAAGCGCGGCGCCGAAATTCCCTCAACCGGGAAGCGCTCTTCGCGGGAAAGGCATTCCGCTCGTTCCGCGACCCAGGTGGCTCGAACGTCACTCGCGGAACGCCGTTTCCCGCTCGAGCTTTGGCCGGCGTCCTTAATAATTGCAAATGAATCGAGAAAAAGGAGGCGCAAATGCCCACGATTTTAGGCGCAAGCCTGCATACGCTGAGAGTGATCGACAACCTGTCCGGATCCGAGATCGAGCTGACCTACCGGATGCCCACCACCAAGGAGCGCGCCGCGTACACCAGTGAATCTTTTCGCCGGGAGCGCAACCGGCTGGTGACCCGGCTGGTGGAAACCCGGCTCAAGTACGGGGCCCAGATTTTGACCGGGATCCGGGACGGGGATTTCGCCGTGGAAAAGGACGGGGCCATCCGGGCGATCTCTTCCAATGCCGCCTCACCCCACTATGACCCCGAGTGGAAGGAAAAAGTCGTGCAGTACGCCGGGCACCTGGTGGAAATTCTGGCCGCCACGGTCTTTGAAGGCTCCGCGGAGGCCCAGCCCGAAACCGTACCGGAGGTCATGGACCATGAGGACGCGGAAAAAAACTGATCGACGATCTGGCCGCCATCGAGGCCGGGCTGTGCGAAACCCGGGAGGCGTCGGACTGCCGTGAGGAATTCGGGGAAAACCTGTCCTGGGCCTGCGAGCACTGCCCCAAGAAGCGGCCGGACGATCTCGGCCCGTACACGCAGAAGCTGTTGCACATCCATGCTCTGCGCCGGGCCGGGTATCCCTTTTCCGCCGACGATCTCACCCTGGAAGAGTGGATTGATTTAGGGAGGCTGGAGCATTGCCTGGGAACACGGGGACCGTCAAAATCGAAGTCCGGGTCGACGACCAGGGATCGGTGAAGATCAAGCAACTGGGCACGGAAACCCAGAAGGCCGGGGATACGGCAGAGAAGTCGTTTAAAAAAGCCGGTCGATCCGTGGAGGACTTCAACGCCAAGATCCGTATGGCCGGACTGGCCGTGGCCGCCGTGGGGACGGCGATGGCCGCCGGGCTCATGAAGGCGGTCCGGGCGGCCTCGGATCTCCAGGAAACCACATCCAAGTTCGAGACGGTCTTCGGCACGCAAATCGAGGCGGCCCGGCGGTTCGAAAAGGAACTGACTTCGGCCTACGCCATGTCCACGGAGGAGGCCCGGCGGCACCTGGCCGCCATGCAGGATCTCCTGGTGCCGATGGGGATGAACGCGGACGCGGCGGCGCGGATGTCCGGGGAGGTGGTCAAGCTGTCCGCGGACCTGGGCTCCTTCAACAATCTCCCCACGGCCCAGGTCATGGGCGACATCCAGTCGGCCCTGGTGGGCAACTACGAGACCATGAAGAAATACGGGGTGGTGCTTAACGCGACCACCGTCCAGGAAAAAGCCCTGGCGATGGGCCTGGCCGCCACCAAGGACGAACTCACCGCCGCTGACAAAGCCCAGGCCGCCTACAAGATGATCGTTGAAGGCTCCACGTTCGCCATCGGCGACATGGTGCGCACCTCCGACTCGTATGCCAACACCCTCAAGCGCATGGATGCGGCCTGGAAGGACGTGACGGCCCAGATGGGGGAAAAGTTTCTCCCGGTCGCCACCCGGGTGGCGGAATTCATCGCCGCCAACCTCCCCGCGGCCTTCGAGACGGCGGAACTGGTGGCCATCGGTTTTGTGGACGGGGTCAACCGGGGCTGGATCGAAATCGAATACGGTCTCAAGACCGCCACGGCCGCCATCACCGGCGCGTGGAACTCCATGATGGACGGCCTGCGGGGCACCTGGGCGGGCTTCATCGAAAACCTGGCCAATGCGGCGTCCAACATTCCGGAGCTTTTTGCCGGGGACGTGGCCGCCTCCCTGGAACAGTACGCAGCATCCATCCGATCCGGCATTGATGAGACCGACAATTTCACCGCGGCCATCGCCCGGGTGCGGGAAGAAAAACAGCGGGAACTGGAGATCCACCAGCGGACCATCGACCAGATGGTGGATGAAGTGCTCAAACACGACGAAACTGCCGGGGCCGCATCCGCTGCCGCGGCCGCCAAGGTGGCGGTTCAGAACCAGGTCCAGGACGCGGTGCGGCAGACCGGGACCGTCACCGCCGCCAACCTCGACAAGTGGCTGGCCGATATCAACAAGATCATCGCCGCTGAAACGGAAAAGGCCGAAAAGATCGGGCAACTGGCCCTGTTGGAGCAGTCCTTTCGGGACCAGGCGGCGGCATCCCGCATGGCGAAAGAAAACGAAATTCTCAACCGCTTGAAATTCAGCCACCAGGGATATCTCGATTATCGGCTCCAGCAGATCGATCAGGAACGTGCGGAGCTGGAAAAACTGGGTGTTGATAAAGAACTGATCGAGACGAATTTCATCGAGCGCAAAAAAGCCCTGTATGCCGAGTACTACGCTTATCAGAAGGGGATGATGGATCGATATCAGTCTGACTGGGAGGCCATGAACGAAGAGATGACCCGCATCACCCGGGACACAGTGGACGATCATCAGTCCATCTGGGAAGAAATGGTGACGGCGTGGGGAGACGGGACGCGTGGCAATGGCTACGTGGGGCGCATTGTCGAAGCATGGGCGATGGGGGAAGACGCCAAGCTGGCGGTCAGCCGGACGGCGAACCAGATGATGGGGGACCTGGCGGGGCAACTGGCGCAGACGGTGTGGAACGCCATGATCGACAAGGTGGCGGCCATGATCGGCGCGTGGGCGGGGCTCGGCGCGGCGGAATCCGGAACGGAAGGCGATTCCACGGCGGGGCGGCTGGCGAACATCGGCATCTACATTGCGGCGGCGATTGCGGCGATTTTGGGCGCGAAAGGGGCGGGAAATGCGTTTAAGGCGACAGGCGGATGGATCGAAAACCACCCTATGGGCGGATGGATCAAGGAAGGATCGGGGA